TTGAGATGGAATTTGAATTTGGCCGGAGTAAGCTTGTGGATTTTCTAGAATACCATCAACCCAGTTAATGGCATTTGGAATGTTGCTGTTTTTATTAACAGTGGCTCTTACTTTGCGTCGGTTTTCTAAAATTCCATACAAGGCTTTTCTAATACTTAAATCATCAAAGTTCTTTAAATTTAATACTCCTATTGTGCTTTGAGCAATCTTTTTTTGTACGACTCTTATATATGAAGTTGCTTTAGCAGAAGCAGGAGTATATCCAAATAAAGAATCTGCAGGATTATCTTCGTTGTTTAACTTTTTACAAGTGGTAACAAAATCAGTTCCTAAACCATTTGCTGTTGCTTTGTTGTTTGTAATAGACGTGCCGGAACTCGAAGCAGTGGTTGTTAAAAACTTTCTGGCATTATCCCCAGTTGTTCCGGGAGTTTTTTCAGTAACATACCACGTAAAATCCATCAAAGGGTACAGCCCCTCTTGAGCAAGGCCTATAATTGACTCTGCAGACGATCTTACATAGGCATCTGCTAAAATTGGAAATACTTGGTCTGGATCTTTCCAAGAAGAGCTAATTTTAAACTTTTTTTCCAAAAGAGTTCTGACATCATTAAACATGGAACTGTCTCTCCAATAATTAGCAAATACGTCAGGATCTACTGTTGGGGCTTCTATTAAAAGCATGTAATTTTCGACTAAGTCTTCAAAATTAATCATTTAATTATTTAATGTTTGATAAAAAAAATTAAAATGTATAAATACATACATGGGTAAAATATTTGACAATTTATACAATGACATTTTAAAGGAAACAGCTACGACGACACAACCGTCATCTGCTGCACAGGCTCCACAAAATCCACAAAATCCACAACAACAGCAGCAACCAAACCAAAACAATCAAGCTTACCAAAAAACGCCTACTCCTAATATCACTTCTCCTCAACAAAACAATAATGCCGATTTACTAAAAATTGTTCAACAAAAAATGCAAGACGGACAAGACAAAGAGTTTAATCAACAATTATTACAGATGTTGCAGAATTTAAAGTTACCTAATCAAGCTCAAATTAAACGACCTTAATTAGATGAAGAGTAGGTGCACATATTGTGGATCGTGCGATTACGGAAAAGGTTGTCGTTTTGGTCCACAAAATACTCATTTTCACCTAAACGACGGAAAAAAATGTGCGTATTGCGGTTCAGGAAGCTTTGGTCGAGGTTGTAAAATCAATCCAACGTCTGATTTGCATATTCACGGAATACACTACAACACAATGTTCAAAGAATCAATGCAGGAGTTTGTTGAACAAAAACTTTTGCTTCATCAATTAAAAAAAGATTTTGTAGACTTTCCTTGCTTTAAGTTAGGAATAATTGACAAACAAGGTAATAAAATAAGAGAGCCGTTATCTGAAAACGAAAAAGCTTCTTACGGGCCATTTACTAAAACTATAATTAAATTAAAAAAATATTTAGGATCTAAAGTTGATTTAATTGATGCGGAGTTTGCGTTGAGTGAATCTAGCCTTCAAGTAAAGGACATAATTGTTTACAAAAAAATACTTGAATATCAAGACAGAATTAACAACCATGTTAATGGGTTGTATAAAATTATAGAAGAGGCCCAACAAGAAGGTTTGTCGTTGGATAGTATTAAAAACTTAATAAAAGCTTGACATATTAAAGAAAGCGGTTAAGATTGTTTGTATGTCAACCATTAATGTAATACTAACAGAAAAAGAAATCGAAACGATTGTCTCCGGATTGTTGTTTTCATGCTCAGTTAACGTCGTAGCTAACACCGATAAAGATTTTCAGTTAAATCTCCTGGAAGTTGCAACGAAAGTTAAAAGCCATTTGCCGGGTGTTGAGTTAACTAATATACAATTTTTAAAAGAAGAAAATTACGAAGATGATATTTCCGAAAAAGTATTGAAAGAATTTGAACATAATATCAAAACAGTGACTTTCGAAGAGGTATAATATATGGGTGGCAAATATACTTCCACGAAGATTATCGAATTAGGCTCCTGTGCTTTCCGTCAACCAAACGCTGCGTTTGATAGGAACTGCGCAGGAATTAACTCTAAAAGATGTAGCTTTGTGCACGGATATAAACTTCAAGCAAAGTTTTGGTTTGAGTGTAGCGAATTGGATAACAAAAATTGGGTGGTTGATTTTGGAGGACTCGGAAATTTAAAATTAGTATTGCAATACCAGTTTGATCATACGCTAACAATAGATAAGACTGATCCTTTGCTTCCTTTGTTCGAGGAATTGCACAAACAAGGAGGTTGTGATCTCCGAGTAATGGATGGAGTGGGCATTGAAAAGGTTGCTGAATGGTGTTTTAAAGTAGCTAGTCAGCACATACAAGAAATTACAAATAAGCGCTGTTGGGTTTCTAAGGTTGAAGTATGGGAACATAACGCCAATAGTGCAATCTACACAGAATAACATTTATGAATAACATTGACATAGAAAAAGAAACCTTATTTTTATCAGACGATAAAGTATTTTACACTTTGGAAGGAGAGGGAGAGTATATAGGCCAACCTTCGGTGTTTATGAGATTATCAATGTGCAACCTTACCTGTAAAGGATTTGCTTCACCTGATAGTCCAAATGGATGTGATTCTTTTGTTTCGTGGTCTGTAAAAAACAAAATGACTTTTAAAGAAATTTTTGATTACATGGAAGATAAAAACTACGTTGAGCATCTTAAAAATCGAGCCATTTTAAAGATTACCGGAGGAGAACCAATCATACAAGAAAAACAATTGCTCAAGTTTCTTGAGTGTTTTGTTGGCCGTTATAATTTTGTGCCTAGAATAGACTTTGAGACGAACGCTACTCTTACTCCGAGTGAAGAATGGGTCACCAAATTTAGTGCAACATTCACAACTTCTCCCAAACTGACTACAAACGGAGACCCAGAGGAAAAAACATACAAACCAGAAACGTTGAGGTGGCATGTCGACCATAACTCAGGATTTAAATTTGTAATTTCATCCGATCGAGACATAGAAGAAATATGGAGAAAGTACGTTGAAGATTATGAATGTATTAATGTGCCTTTACAACGAATTTGGTTTATGCCTTGCTGTGGTTCTAGAAACGAACATATTGAAAAAGCTCAGTCTGTGGCTGAATATGCCAAATCAATGCATGTTAATTTTAGTCCAAGAATGCATCTGTTAATCTGGGACATGGCTTTAAAGGTTTGATTTTTAAATAATTTGTTTTAATTAAAAACATGAAAATTGCTATATTTGGACCACAGAATTCCGGAAAATCTACACTAATAGAAGAATTTTTAAAAGAGTGGCCAATGTACAAAAAGCCAGCTCGGACCTATAGAGATATTATTAAAGAGAAAAACTTACCTTTAAATAAACAAGGAACAAAGGAATCTCAAAAGGAAATACTAAACGCTTTAGTAGATGAAGCTCAATTTGCAGCAACATCGAATGACACTCACGTTATATTCGATCGGTGTGTTGTAGATAACATTGCTTATACACTGTGGCATTACGCAAAAGATACGGCTGGGTTTAGTACGGAATTTGTAATTGATTCAAAGACTATCGCTGCATTTGCCCTCAAACACTTTGATATTCTGTTTTACATACCGGCGCGTAAAGAAATACCAATAATATCTAGAGAAGGCAGAGAAACAGACGAGATTTTTAGAGAAGAAATTGACAATATAATCGACTCTTTAGTGGTTTCTTATGAAAAAAACACAGGAGCGTTTTTTCCTTCGGAAGATTGTCCTGCTGTCATTAGATTAGATGGACCCCCAGACATGAGATTGCCTCAAATACGTTTGTATATCAAACCTAACGGGAATGGGTTTCAAGAACAAGACGGTTCTTTAATTGACGTTTCTCAAGTTTAGCCGCATTAAAAACTTTTTATATTGTTGCTGAGGTTTGATTTGTTTTAAGCTGCTTTGAGCTGCAGCTTCTAAATCTGGGGAATTCATATCCAGTGCTCCGCAATATGGAAAAGGAAGTTGATCCATAATTTTATTAAATTGATATTTAATAAAAGACTCTACGTTTTTATTTCTTGGCTTTGTCCCAAAGCACACTACTTTAGGATAAGGACTCGAAGTTGTTTTATATTGATTTTCTATAGCTCGAATACAATAACAAGCGATAAGTTTCTTTCCGTCATTCGAATTTATTGAAATGTTGAATTTGTTGGCAAATTTTAATGCAGTTTTAATTCCGTCTTCTAAAGACGGATATGCATCTAATACACAAACTCTGGATTTAGGAAATGTTTTTGTCATTTTTAAAAGCTTTGGGTGGGCGACCAATTCTTACATTTAAGATTCCGTTGTAAAATTGTTCGTTGAGTATAACATCGAATTCGATTTGTTTTTTTATTTCTTTATACCCCAATTCCCATTTAGATCCACACCATTCTAAAATAAAAAAAGTAAAGTTTTCTTTTCCATATTTTATAATATCTTCGTTTAGCTCTTTCGAAGAACCGGTATAGGTTTTCCAGTCTGATTCTTTTATTTGTATTCTTTTGCGTTTTTTACCTTTTAATGGATTCCGTTTTGTTTTTGATACGCATTGTTTTTTTCCAATATATTGTCTACCATTAATGGTATTCTGAATAATGTAAATAAAACCAAAAGGATTCTCAGGAAAAATGTTGGTTTTGTCTTTTATTTGCCAGTGACCTAAATCCATAAATTATGATTTGTTCCTTTTCTTTTTTCTTCTTTTTCTCTTAGATTTCATTCCTGGTCTTGTTATTACTCCTCCGTAAATGGAATTGGGAATTCTTGCATCTCCTGGAGCGTAGTTATCTCCACTATATACAGCTGCTGTTGAGACTACCCCTCCTCCAAAAACTGATTCAGCTCCACCTGAAACGCTACTTTCAGAAACATTAAATCTATTTGTTTGTTGTTGTTTTCCATAATTTTTGACAACTCGGGCTCCTTTTATTGCTGTTTTTTTATAATGTTTTAACTTAATAAGTTTAATCAAATCAGCAAAAGGTATTAGAGAGATGGCTGAAATGCCTGCGTTTATTATGTGCTTTTTTCTTTCGTCTGTTTCTTTTGAGAAAGCGGCTCGTAAAGTTGAAATAAGCGTGTTAATTGCGTCAGCTGCTGTGCCAATCGTTGGTTCGAAACCTATAACATCCAATGCTGCTTGAACTTTGTCGATCATTGATTGCTTTTGCAAAACAGCTTGTTCCGTTAGTGTTGTTTCTACTAATTTGGAAAATTCCATTCAGATATTTATTCTAAATAAGTTGACTTTTGTAATAAATAAACGATATTACAAAAGTCGCTGTTAGAACTAGCCAGAGCGCATTTGCGCGGGTCTCCGTTGGGAGATAGATAAACAGGAATCAGCGAATAATAAATTAAAAACATTTCTCGAAGTGCACTTTATGTGTGACCGTTGTTTGGCATTCGCCAGGACCGCTCAAGCCAGCCCTTATAGGACAACCGAGGGGGCATATTAATTTTTGATTTTTTGAAGCTTGTTAACCCGACTGAGACTCGTTTTATACGGAGTATTAAGACTGGAGGTTTTCCCTATACAAAGGGGGAACCTCCCTCCTTCAATCTGTTTGGCCGGAATATAAGACTATATATAAATGGGCGTAGATTTGTTTAAAAAAGAAAGGATAATGTTGGTATGTCAGATTCTAATGTTTCAAATTTGCTAACTGAATATTACAATAAAATAGAAAAATTTTTGCAGTTTGATGAGTTAAATTTAAAAGATTCTCAAATGTCGTTACCCGTCGTAAGACATTACTGGGTAGGGCGATTGATGTTTCACAAACAACAAATAAACAAACTAAAACAAGCTAAAGAAAAAGCCACAAAAGTAATTAAACAGAGAATTGAACATGAAACTCCTGTTTCATTAACAGCAAAAACTATAAATGAATCAATCGCAAAGAACGAGATTATTCTAAAAATAGACGAAGACGTTGCTAATCATGAATTACTCGTCGAATTTCTAACAAAAGTCGAATCTAACTTTCGAGACACTCAGTACGGCATGAACAACCTAACAAAAATTATAACATTAGAAACAACGTAATGAACGTAGTTTTTGATTTTGATACAGTAACGAGAAAATGTCGTATAATTTCTGAACACTTAAATGAAATACGAGAAGTCTTTTCGATAGAAGACAAAGCAATGCAGTTTGTTAGGCGGCGTTTTGGCAAACATTTGCCGGCTCGTAAATATGCTATCACAAACAAAGGAGTATTTGATCTTCCGTTTTTTGAAATTATATGTAAAACAATTATCGAAAAATTTCCAAGCTTACAAATTAGTCCCACCGAAAAGTTTGTTGATAACTGGAAAGCAAACCCAATAGCTAATGACCTCATTAAGTTAAAATTTGAACCTCGGGACTACCAATTTGAATCGGCCTCAACAGCTCTTTTAAAAGGACGCGGAATTATTGTTTTGCCTACTTCAGCCGGCAAAACTTTAACTATAGGTTTAATTGCTTATACAGCGCTGAGCGCAAAAAATTACAAAACGCTTATTTTAGTACCTAATATACAACTTGTAGAGCAAACATATCAAGATTTTTTGGAATACGGAGTTTCAAAGGACAATGTAGCAAAATGGACTGGCAATTATGCATACCAAAAAGCTAATATTGTTATAGCAAACAATCAAATACTTTTATCAGAAAAACAAGATACCACAGTGTTAAACGAATTTGATTTGATTATTGTCGATGAATGCCACAAACTAGCTAGTGCAGAAAAAATTACCAAGCTCGTTAAAAATTTAAAATGTAAGCATATATTTGGTTTTACTGGTTCTTTGCCAAACGAACAATTTGATGTTTGGTCACTTAATCGAATTTTTGGTCCAATTCTGTATTACAAAAAATCTATAGAATTAAGACAAAATCAATTTATTTCCAACGTACGAGTTGTTGCTTTGGAAATTGAATATAAAAATATTCCAGAGTTTACCAAACCTTCAATGTCTGAACCTACTGCTGGCTACGAAGAAGAAATAAACTGGCTGCACACCAACAAATTCCGTAACGATGTTTTATCTAAAATTATAGAAAAATTAGAAACAAACACTTTGATCTTAGTAGATCGTATTGTGCACGGAGAGCACTTACTGAATGTATTAAAAACACAAACAACAAAACAAATTTATTTCATTCAAGGTTCAGTAGATGTAGCTGAAAGAGAACAAATTCGGGAAATTATGGAACAAAATTCAGGAATTGTGTGTATAGCAATATCCAAGCTATTTTCTACCGGCATTTCAATTAAAAATTTACATAATGTAGTTTTCGCGGCAATTGGTAAAGCTAGAATAAAAATCATTCAATCAATTGGCCGAAGTTTACGTTTACATAAAACCAAACAAATGGCTACTATTTTTGATATTGCTGACACAAATCTTGTTTACGGAAACAAGCACTTTTTGGAAAGAAAAGACATCTACGTAAGCGAACAAATACCAATTATATCAAAATTAATTGTTGAATAACCAATCATTACAAGTACAATTAAGCGTATAAATATGTCCGAAGAAACTAAACCGCCACAAATTGTACAAAAAAGAGTCCGTAGAACAAAAGAAGAATTAAAAGATGTTTATATAGACCCAGTTGAAATGGAACAACTAATCTCGGTGTATTATAAAACTGATATAATTTGTGAAAAATTAGCGTCTATGGTTCAAATGATAGCAGTTAGACTTGGCTTAGCTAGAAACTTCTATTCTTACAGCTTTAAAACTGAAATGCAAGGAGATGCAATCGTAAAAATGATGACCGCTTTGCGTAGAAAAAGATTTAAATGCAATGAAGGATACAATCCATTTTCATATTTTACTAAAGTAGCATATCACGCCTTCCAAAATTGTATTAAAAAATCAAAAAAGGATTTTGATACATTAAAACGTTATCAAGCAGAAATTTACGAAAATCACGTTTGTGCTGGTCAAATACCCTCACGTAAAAACTCCCGCTGTGGAGCAAACGATGATTACACTCAAAATGGATATGTTGAAGATTAATCCTAAAAACGACAAAGTTTTGTTTTTTTCTGATCTGCATTTAGGAGTGCACCAGAATTCTCAGACATGGCACAACATTAGTTTAGAACTTGCGGAGTGGATTAATCAAACCATGAAGCAGCATAAATTAGACACTATATTTTTTGCTGGAGACGTGTTTCACGACCGCCATGAAATAGGTGTCAGCACTTTGCATGTAGCAAAAAAGTTTTTTGGTGCACTTAAGGATTACAAAATACATTTAATTCCAGGTAATCACGATGCGTTCTTATCATCTACTGTTGAAGTAAACTCAGTAGAAATACTAGAAAATAAGAATATATTTGTTTATTCAACCCCCACAACTATTTCCGTAAACGATAAAACGGTGACTTTTTGCCCGTGGAAAACTCAAATTAAACAACTTTCAAAAGTAGATATGTTAGTCGGTCATTTTGAAATAGCCAATTTTAAAATGAATTCAACTAAAATTTGTGATCACGGAGATACATCAACTGATCTGCTAGAAGTAGCAGATCACATTATTACTGGCCATTTTCATTACAGAGAATTTAGAGAGTATGATAATAAAAAATATATTTTGTATCTAGGCTCACCATACGAGATGGACTTTGGAGACAGAGACCAGCAAAAAGGGGTGTCAATTATAGATTTTAATGACTTTAGTGTTTCGTTCATCGAAAATAAAATAACACCAAAACACTTTAGAGTTAAAATATCTGACATTCTAACTAGAAATGCTGGAAATTTACCGTCTCTTGTTAAAAACAATATTGTCAGCTTGTATGTAGATTCCAAAATCGAAACACTAACTCTTGATTTACTAATTTCCAAATTAACTCAATATAGTCCATTACAGTTTAGAACCGAATTTAATATTTTAGATGGAGCACAAGTAGATACAAAAGACGTTAAAAAATTATCAATAGACATAGAAACAGCGTTTTGTGAGTTTATTGAACATGTTGAAACGAGAGCAACAAAAAAAGAAGTTCTTGATAAATGCATAGAAATGTATAAATTATGTCAAGCTTCATATGAATAGCCAAAAATTTTTACTAACATCTGCTAGCAATCATAGTGGTTTATCAAATAAACTTCATGCTTGGGCTCATGCTTATTTTCTTGCAGAACAAAATAATATGTTGCTTGTACAAGATTGGCAAGGGGACGTGGAGTATTTAGATCTTCCTAAAACAATATCTATTAAAACGTTACCTGAAGACACAACATGGGTAGATTTAAATACAAATAATTTTAAAAACTTTTCTGGTAGGTTGCCTGACAATATTAATATTAAACTTACGTGTGGTTATAACTATAGCAGAAACAACGAAGATAAAATACACTACAAAACACTATTTGAACAAGTTCAACTTGACCATCCCAGCTACGAAAAAGTATTGCAAGTTACACAGGATCCTAATTTAATCGGTCTTCATATAAGAAGATCTGATTTTTATCCACCTACTCAAACAGACGAAGATTTTACTGGAATAAACCGTCAAGTTCATGAAAAATGGTATGTTTCCGTAATGAATGATTTACAAAAACAAAACTCGAATATTAAATTTTATTTAGCTACAGAAAACACTAATAATTTTTTGCATTTGTATTCAAAATTTAATATTATAGATAGAACTATTTTCAATTTAAATGAATCGAATAGACCCGAACACAATTATAAATTATTTTTGCCTGATTTTTTTGATCTATTTGTTTTAAAGCACGCAAACTGTTTTGTTGAGACACCTAGGTCTTCTTATTCCCACTTAGCATCTTTAATGAGAAACAAACCAACTATAACTTCAAACACATACAAAGGGTATTATTTCCATACCCGCAATTACTAAATTATGTTAGGAGCAGCAATTATAACTTGCAATAGACCTAATTTTTTTGAAAAATGCTACAACTCTTTGCCTTTCGATAAAATAGATAAGCTAATAGTAGTAAACGACGGAAAACACTTTCCGTTTCTTGACAAGTTGAATAAAAATACGACATTAATTCAACACAAACAAAACAAACACGTTGGAGAAAGTAAGAATGTAGCAATGAGGCACATGCTTGATTTAAATTGTGAATATATTTTTACGCTAGAAGACGATATTATTTTAAAAAACGATTTTATTTTTGACCGTTATATACAAGCACACAAAGACACTGGTTTACATCACTTTAATTTTGGATTCTCTCAAAGAGAAAATTTGAATAACGAGCTCAAGCCTGTATGGAAATTGACTGTTGATTATAAAAACAGCAAAATAGTTTTAAATCAAAATATTTTAGGAGCTTTTACTTTCTATACAAAAAAATGCTTACAAACAATAGGATTGCACCATAAAGATTTTAATAAAGGACATGGAGACCATTTAGAGCTTACATATAGAGCATACAAACACAATTTTACTACTCCGTTTTGGTGGTTTGCTGACGTATACGGAAGTTGGGATTTAATTGAAAATCAAAGCAATTTTACAACAGATTCTCAAGTAAGAAACCCACAAACGTTTCAAGCAAATTTTAACGAAGCAAGGCAAACTTTTAAACGCCTTCACGGTTGTGACATTTTTGAAGTTCCTCAGCCAACAGAATTAGAAGTAATTAAATTTTTAAAAAAATTAAAAAATGAACACAATTGACTTTATTAGCGAGAGCCATTTAGGGGACTGTATTATACACGCTGATTTTTTAAATAAATTAATAAAAGTAAACAAAAATTTGGGTGTTAATTTTTACGTTATAGAAACACATAAAAATCAAGTTGACGAATTTATTGAAAATAAAGACCAAATTAAAACCTTTAATCGTTCTGAAGCTCCATCGACTGCAGTTAGAGCTTGGATGGCTCAATACGGACATATTAAAATCATTCCATTTGATTTTGGTTTATTAAAATTAAATTTTTATAACAGACTTTGTCAGGAACTACAAGTAAAATGTCCTTATAACAATATTATTGACTTGTTGCCAGACAGCAATTTATTTTACGAAAATCCGAAAGACCAAAAATGGGACATTTTGTTGATTAACTCAGATGGCCACAGTGGCCAAACTAATGGTTTACCATTAGATTGTAATTTGTTTGTTGAAAGGTTTAAACACAAACAAATTATAACTACAAAAAAATACAAAAATATTCCATGTACAATTGACTTAAATTATTCAGTAATGGATATTGGAAGACTTTCCTTAAAATGTGACCTAATTATAGGAGTCCATACAGCACCATGGCATACAGTCATGAACAGAAAAAATTATGACGCAAATAAAAAATTTTTTCATATGGACGTAAATAACTTTTACTCTTACAAAAACTGTACAACAATAACATCGTTAGAACAATTAATATAATGAAATTAGCAATAGGAACCCGTCTTTACGAAAAACAATACGACGAAAAAAGACACACTCACTGCAAAGAAACTTTGTTAAAGATAAAAGACAAATTTCCTTTAAATGTTGATTTATACAATTTGACTTTTGAAACTGAAAAAAACGACGACTGCCGGTTCATTCATTTACCCTCGCTTGTTGAAAATTCTTCAACAATCATACCAGAATCTACTAAAAATTTACACATTGCAAAAGAATGTTTTGATATATTAGGAGCTCAGGATTGCGATTACTTTTTATATTTAAACAACGACATCTTGTTGTCCGAACGAGCTATAAAACTTATCCTAAAACAAGACTATGAAACGTATAGCTTTTCTAGACACGATATAAAAGAAATTAAAAGTTTAGAAGAACCACTACAACCTATTAAAGTAGAAATTGCGGGGTTTGATGCTTGGTGTTGCAAAACTGATTGGTGGAAAAGCAACAGACATTATTTCAAGAATTATTTAGTCGGACAATGGCAATGGGACGTAGATTACGCTTTAACTATGTACAATTACAGTCACAGCAAACTTTGCAACGATCAATTTTACATAGGGCACGAAGACCATCCAAGAGTTTGGAACAGCAATTCTCCTGAAGCTCTTTATAACGATTCGTTATGGAAACAAACTCCCTATCAACACGTGTGGGGAGAATACATATATTCAAATTTAATCAACAGACAACCTCGGGGACAATTTTTAACTCCACTTCAGCATGAAGATGAATTGACATCAAATTTATTAAAATTAAACAACGGTATTATTGAAGTGTGTGACGAAAATTATTTATTAGATCTTCCGCAAGTAACTTTGGTATGTGTTGATTGTAAGCAACCAGAAACAGCATTAAAAGCATTGCAATATTCTTCAAAACATATTAATTTTGCTAAAGTTGTTTTATTAGGAGATATCAAACCAAATAATTTTCCTAATAATTTTGAGTTTATTTCTATACCAAAAATAAACTCAACTCATGAATACAGCATCTTTATTATAAAGCAATTAAATCAATACATTAATACTGATTATTGTTTGGTGGTTCAAGGTGATGGATTTGTTGTCAATCCTCATTTATGGAAAAACGAATTTTTAAAATATGATTATATTGGAGCTCCGTGGTCTCAACAAAATCAGTGGGTTGAAAGTTATGATGCAAGAGTTGGTAACGGTGGTTTTTCTTTAAGAAGCAAGAGGCTGTTAGATGCTACATCTAAGTTTGACGACGTCCCTACTCATGAAGATTTATTGTTTACTCAAAGAAGATATTTTAGACGTTTAATTGAAAACGAATTTGATTTAAAAATTGCTCCAGCTTATTTGGCCTATCAATTTTCTCAAGAGCAAATTTTTCCTGGCCTTAATGTACCAATTGGCAAAAGTTTTGGGTTTCATGGGCCTACTCACTCTTCCTATTTTAATTTGTTGACTTCAGTATAATTTAATTTATCTTTTTTATTTAAATGTCTACTTTACTTTTTTGCACTAGCTTTTCTACTACTCAAGATCAATGGGCCACAAGATATCGCCGTTGGCTGGATTACAATAAAACATCAGGATTAGAGTATGATCAGGTTTTAATAGTAGATGACTGCAGTCCAATTCTCCCTGAATGGAATGATGTACAAATTTTAACTAAACTAGCTGACGATGCAATTAAACCACCAGATCCAAATATCTTAGTAACATTTAAAACTCACTTAGGTAGGCCATCTACTTGGAATTATCCTGGTTGGTTTAGAAGTTATGGATTTGCTGCCAAATACGCAGCAAAGTTTCAATTCAAAAAAATTATACACATTGAATCGGATGCATTTTTGTTTTCTAAAAATATCATTAACTACATTAATGGACTCAATTCTGGATGGACCTCATTTTGGAGCAACCAGTACAATTTTCCTGAGACAGCTATCCAAGTTATTTGCGAAGACCAAATTAATAATTTTTTTTGGTTTGCTACTCAAAAGTATAACACCACTCACGTAAACAAGCCAATCGAAAGAATTACTCCCTTTACTAATATAAACAAACGATTTAAGGGAGACAGGTACAGTGAGTTTTTGGCTTCTCTTCCAGATCAAGTAGATTTTTGTTGCCAATTTCCGGTTGAATGGAAGTTTCCAAAGTGAAAAAAAAGCGAGCATTAATACTCGGTATTGGTGGAATGGATGGAAGCCATTTGGCTGAATTTCTTTTAGATAAAAACTATACAGTGTTTGGAACAGAACGCTCAAACAGCAATAGACTAAATTTGACACAAATTGAAGATAAGTTAACGTTTTTGTCAGGAGATATATTAAATCAAAATTCATTAGTGGATTGCATAAACCAATCTCAGCCTGACGAAATTTATAATTTAGCAGCTCAGTCTTTTTTAGAAGATTGCTGGAGTTCACCAGATACTAACGCCAATATTGTCGGAGTCGGAGTTTTACGTTTACTCGAATCAATTAAAATTTGTAATAAACGTATAAAATTATTTCAAGCAGGTTCTTCTGAAATGTTTGGAACTACAGAAGCAGGCGTTGCTACAGAAACTACACCGTTTCAACCAAGAACTCCTTACGGAGCTGCAAAAGTCTATGCATTTTGGTTGTGTCAACATTATAAAACATGCCACAATATGTTTATTTGTAACGGTATTTTGTTCAATCACGAAAGTGAGCGAAGGAAAGTGCAATTTTTAACTAGAAAAATTACTCACGGTGTAGCAAAAATTTTTCTTAATATTGAACACACCATAAGCATAGGCAATTTAAATTCTGCAAGGGACTGGGGATATGCTCCTGATTTTGTAAAAGGTATGTGGAGCATGTTACAAGCCCCAACTCCGGATGATTATGTGTTAGCAACAGGACAGCTAAAAACTGTAGCTGAACTTTTAGACGAAGCTTTTTGCGCAATTAATGTGTCAGATTGGTCTTCTTACGTATCGATTGACAATACATTTTTTAGACCATCAGAAGTAAAGCCATTTAAAGGAGATTCGTCGAAAGCAAAAGCTTGTTTTAATTGGCAGCCAACTACTACGTTTTCACAAATGATTCACAAAATGGTAATTAATGATATTGAGTTGTTGAAAAATTCAAAAAAATAGATTAAAATAATACAAATTAAATGAATAAAGAACGTTTTTCCAAAAAGCTTTTCAGTCTAGGAAATTTATATGTTTCAGATTTTATTAAAAACGAAGCAGACGCCAGAGCCGGCAAGCACGACTTAACTTTAGTAATTGACGAACGGTATGGAGCAGTTAGGTTAAATCAAACTACTCCTATACATTCTATGTTCGGAAAATATTGGTATAGAAGCGGTATTAACACTACCATGAAGGGTGTACTTAAAGGAATAGTAGATGACGTTATTAGTTTGCAACAACACAAAAAAGACGATTTGTGGCTGGACATTGCATGTAATGACGGAACGCTGTTGAGCTATGTTCCGAAAGATTATAATAAATTAGGAATAGATCCAGCAGAAGACTCTTTTTTATCAGAGTCCAAAAAAATTGCAGATGATGTAGTCCAAGATTTCTTTTCGTACGAGTCATATCAACGATCAAAGTTTAAAGACGTTAAAGCAAAGGTAATAACATGTATTGCTATGTTTTATGATTTGGATGAACCTCTTTCTTTCTTAAAAGATGTGCACAAAGTATTGGACGATGACGGGCTTTTTGTATTGCAAATGAGCTATACTCCTCTTATGTTAAAACAACACGCATTTGACAATATATGTCATGAGCATGTTTATTACTGGTCTTTAGCATCAATTCAAAAAGTGTTATCCGCCGCAAAGCTTAAAGTAGTAGACGTTCAGTTAAACGACACCAACGGAGGAAGTTTTCGGTTATACGTTAAGAAAAAAAACAGCAACGTTAATTCTTTTAGCACAGCTCCTTATAGAGACGTGTGCAACGTTCGGATTGAGTCGTTGCTTAATTGGGAAAGTAAATTAAAAATGACAGATTTTGATACTTGGAATTCGTTTTTTAATCAAATTAACAAACTTAAAGTCCAAACTGTTAACTTTCTTAAACGAGAAAAAGCAAAAGGCAAAGTTATATGTGGATATGGAGCATCCACTAAAGGAAACACATTGTTACAATATTTTGGAATAGACAATACTCTAATAACAGCAATTGCTGAAAGAAGTTCATATAAATTTGGACATAAAACAGTTGGCACTAATATACCAATTATTTCCGAAAAAGAAATGAGAAAACTCAACCCAGATTATTTGTTAGTGCTGCCTTGGCATTTTATTGCTGAATTTATTGAAAGAGAAAAGAATTTTCTTGAAAACGGAGGCAAATTTATTGTGCCTTGCCCGGAATTTAAAATCATTAGTAACTCAACAATTAAATAATTTAACTATGTATTACGCAGAATTTCATACAGATAAATATATTAGAGAAAAATTTTTTCCTAATTTTTCAGAGACTCACACTATGGTGGAAGTAGGAGCTGGTCCTCCTCAATTTTATAGTATGTCCAAACACTTTCGTGATCATAGATGGAGATGCATTTGCATCGAACCAAATCCAAAATTTATTGAGCAGCACAAACAATTAAATCATGAAATTTATCAATACGCATGTTCTAATGAAGAAAAAATATCTCAATTTCAAATTATTAATACTGGATGGGAACAATCAATAAACGGAATTAGTTATTCAAGTCTTACTCCAAAATACGACATAGTCGATCAACATACAACCGAAACAATTGAAGTTTCGGTTGTTAAATTGGATACTTTATTGTCCAATTTGAACATCGAGTCAGTTGATTTTGTATCTATTGATACAGAAGGATGGGAATTAGAAGTCATGAAAGGATTTAATTCAAACAAATATAAACCTAAAGTTATTTTACTTGAAAATTATCTTTATGATGACAAATATGTTTCTTTTATGGAAGAACAAGGATATGCTTTGGATACAGCATTGAAATACAATTATATTTTTACTAGAAAATAATTTATGTACGCACAATTCGGAGAAGATGATATAATTGCTCAATACTTTCCGCAAGGATACATTGGGAGTTGCATAGACGTTGGCGCCGCAAATGGAGTGGCTGGGAATAATTCATATTTGTTTGAAGAAAGAAAGTGGAATACTCTTTGCGTTGAAGCTAATCCTACATTGTACGCTCAGTGTAAAGTAGCTAGGACCAACACAGCAAATTATGCTGTTAGCAATTACAACAAAGACGGAGAATTATTTACAATTTATCACTTACACAACGGAAACGAAGAAGCAGTAAGTTCTCTAAAAGCAGACAAAAGACTTATAAATGACCACGCTTCTTTAATTAAAAATACTATTGAGATATCAGTTAATGTAAGGACATTAGATTCAATTATAGAAGAAACCTCGTTGTTTAAAACAATTGATTTTGTATCAATTGATACGGAAGGAACTGAATTAGACGTATTAAAAGGGTTTGATATTAATAAATGGAAACCTCGTTTGTTTGTTATTGAGAACAATTATAACAATAACGAAATAGAGCAATATTTGAATAATTTTTCTTATAAAAAAGATAAACGAAATGCTGTTAACGATTTTTATTTGTTGCTTGATTAATTTATGGAAACAATCGGAAACCTGATAGACAAATTAACTATTACAAACATTCGCATTTGGATGGCAGAAGACATCAAAAGAGATAAAAATGCTTCCGACAAACAAATTGCTGACGCTACTAGAGTAACAAATGTCGCAAATTCGTTTAGAACTGATTTAATTCAAGAAATAGACGAACAATTAAACGAGATAATTACTACAGGCAAACCACAAAAGCTATACAAACAAGGTTCTACCAAAATGTATGGGAAATAAAAATTTTTTGGCGGCAGGAAAGCTGGGAGATTTTATTCACCAACTTTGCGTTTGCAAGTATGTATACGATCAAACTGACCAAAAAGTTAACTTATTTATCACTAACAAAGGAGAAGATTTTGAAAAGCCATTGGATTTTACGTATAATGAATTGTATCCAATTATTTCAAAGCAGCCGTGGTTAAACAAATTTGAACTCTACAATTCCGAAGCTCACTCAGTAGATGTAGATTTAACTAATTTTAGAAAATCTCCTTTGCTGTATCGAACGAATTGGCTTCGACTATATTTTCAAATGTTTTTTGGTATACCAGAACCACCAAAAGATTTTAAATGGATACACATAGATCGTGTAGATGACGATTACAAAAACACCGTATTAATAAACCGTTCGACTCACCGATCGCCCATTACCAACTCGAAGCATCAAATATACGAGCGTTTAATAAATGATTACGACTGTGCATTCATTTGTTATGATGAACATCAGTATAAAGCATTCCCGTTTAATTCAAAAATTCCTATGATTAAAGTTAGTACACTGGAAGATTTTTATGTTAAATTAAACAGTTGTAAACATTATTGTGGTAATTTAAGTGCTCCTTCTGCTATGGCTACCTCTATAAACAAGTCTCGACTCATAGAACTGCATCCAGGAGACGGAGCTCATTATTTATCAGACGAGCTCTATTACTCAAAATTTAAATGGTTTGGCTAAGTTGTCTTTTTTGTTTCAAAAGCTATACTAGACTTGGCTAAATGAAATTCATTACTTTTAAATTGCTTGAAGGAAAAAATTTTCTTTCTTTCGGCAATCAAACCAACTCTATTGATTTAAGACCTGGAGTAAACGCTATAATTGGAACAAATCACGACAAAGAAGATTCCAAGAACGGAGCAGGCAAATCCAGTATAACGGAGTTACTTTATTACGCTTTATATGGAACAACTCTCCGAGAAATTTCTAAAGATTACGTTCAAAACAGCTTAACTAAACAGAGGTGTGAAGTACGCTTAGAATTTTCTGTTAACTCTAATAACACGACAGATTCTTATACAATTATAAGAAAATTAAATCCCACTCAATGTAAGCTTATTAAAAACGATGAAGACATAACACGGTCAACTTTAGCTAAAACAAACTTATTAATCCAACAGTTAATACACACCCCAGCTACAGTTTTTCAAAACTCTGTTATTATGTCTGCTAATAATGCATCGCCTTTTATGGCTTTACCAAAAACAGACAAGCGCAAATTTGTTGAAAGTGTTTTAGGTCTTGAAGTTTTTACTCAAATGGTCTTAAGGGTTAGAGACGATTACAGCATTTTTAAAAAGGATTACGAATTAACGTATGCAAAATTAGAACAAACCCAAGCAGAGCTTTCTTTTAATCAAACCCAATTAGAAAATTATGAACAGTTAAAAACGGAGCGTTTTAGCAAGCTAAATGAAAAGAAAAAAACGATTACTTCGGACATACAAACATTAGAAAACAAAATTGTTAAATTGGATGCGCCAACCACCGAAAAAGACACAGAACAATTGAATCGTATTGAAACTCTGTTAGTATCTTGGAATGAAAAAAAGCAAAAACTCCAATCAAAAATTAACACTATACAAGCAGAAGTTAATTCCGAAAACAAGCAAATAAAACAACTTCAAACGAACAAAGACAAATGTCCAACATGTTCTAGAGAATATTCAGAAGAGCACATAGATCATGTATCCAAACTTATTACAAAGCACAAAGCAACAATAAATCAATTTACTCAAGCAGAAGATAAAATTAAAAAAAGTTTAGATGAAATTGACCAACAGATAGTTAGCTTACAAGCTGCAAAAAAAGTTTGCATTGAAAATGTAACTCTTGTTACAAAAACAATAAACGATAACAATTCATTTACTCTTAGTATTAATCATTTAAAATTAAATTTAAAAGACATTGAAGAAGAAGTTTTAATCGTAAACAAAGAACAAAATAACGAACTTAAAGGAAAAGTAGCTCTACTTCAAAAGCAAATGATTGAAGTAAAAGAAAAGGTAAATCAATTAAACAACGAATTAAATGTATTAGAAACTGTTAAATTTGTGATTTCAGAAGAGGGAATTAAATCATTTATCGTAAAAAAAATTCTCAAAGTATTAAATTCTCGTCTAGCTTTTTATCTCAAAAAACTCGAAGCAAATTGTCTGTGCCAATTTAATGAATTTTTTGACGAAGAAATAGTAGATGAGAGTTCCAACCAAAAGTCTTATTTTAACTTTTCTGGAGGAGAAAGAAAAAGAATTGATCTAGCATGTTTATTTGCTTTTGCTGATATACGGAGACTCCAAGGAGATGTTAATTTTAGCACGGTATTTTACGATGAATTATTAGATTCGTCGCTTGATGATAGAGGGGTGTATCTAACACTTAGGTTGTTAAGAGAGCGCTTTAACGAAAGCGGGGAATCCTGTTACATTATTACACACAGAGGACCAGAAGTAACAACAAAAGCAGAACACACAATACACGTAATAAAAAAGAATGGGATTTCTTCAATTCAATCCTAGTCTTTTTTATTATACTTTGTAATTAATCTTTATATATTATGATGAATCAAATAGTAGATGTAGGCATTAAAAGTTTAATTGGAGCGCCGATTGGAACCCCATATGGAGTTCCGACACAAAATTTAGTCACTCGTACTGCACAACCTCCAGTAATTCCTCCACCAGCCATGCCTTCAACCGGTCTTAAGCGAGCCTTAAACTACTTGGCTGATTACGGTGGTTGTGGGTTTTATCGTTGCATGTCTGCTAATTTTTTGTTAAACATCAACCAAAAAGCTGTCATAACAGAATCTACAACTATGATTTTAGATGAACGGTTTTATCAAACCGTTGACTCCATTAAAGTACAAAGACAAGCAACAACATACCAAAAGGACTTTTTATTTGCTCTTAAACAAATGGGAGAACGCACACAAAAACAAACTAAAATGATTTACGAAGTAGATGATGTAGTTTTTGCGGAAGATATTCCTATTTACAATCGAAACAGAGATGCGTTTACTTCACCTGAAATTCAATCGTCCATTAAAGACATTCTTGGTATTATGGACGAAATTGTTGTTACAACCGATTACTTTAAAGAATACATGTCATCAAAGATTGACAATAAAAAAATTACAGTAATTCCAAACTATCTTATGAAATGGTGGTTTGATAGATACTACAATCTCAATCAATTACTAAAAGCTTACGACAAAAACAAGAAAAAACCAATAGTTGCTATTTTTGCTTCAGGCACTCATTGTGATGTGCTTAACAGAACCAATCAACAAGACGACTTTGCGTTTGTTGTGGACAATATTATTAAAACCAGAACTGAATTCAATTGGCATTTTTACGGTAGCTATCCATTGACGCTAAAACCCTTTATCGACAAAGGAGAAATGAAATTCTTTCCATGGGTCCAGTTATCAGAATTTCCTGAAACTATGGCTAACTCTGGAGCTCAATTGACCTTTGCGTGTTTACAAGACAATAATTTTAATCGTTGTAAATCCAACATTAAATTAATTGAAGCGGGTGCACTTGGTTTGCCATGTGTATGTCCAGATATGGTTACATACAAAGATGCTTTTTTGAAATACAAAAACGGAAATGAGTTTATTGATTGCATTAAAACAGCGTTAAAAAATCAAACAACATATTCAGATATGTGCAAAAAGTCACGAGCTTTTGCTGAAAAGTTTTGGCTAGATGATGATCACAATTTAATGAAACACTACGAAGTGTACTTTACTCCTTATAAATCTTCTGAAAGAAGATTTATCGTTTGACATTCTTAACATTTCGTCTAAAGTAGAGAACGAATATGTATCGTTCAGCTTCTTATAATCCTTTTAATGAATCAGTATTTTTGCGTACGTGGACAGAAGATGGGGACAGGATAGATACCGAAATACCGTTTAGACCGTACCTTTTCTTAGAGAAAGAAGGTTCGAGTGATGCAACGTCTATTTTCAAAACGTCGCTTGTAAAGAAGCAATTCAAAAACAGCATTGAGAGACGCAGATTCGTTGACAACACTGCAAACAAAAGAATATTTCACAATTTAGGTCCAGAGCAACAATTTCTTATAGAAATGTATAAGGATCAAAATAATGATCCAGAATTTTCTCAATTTCCTCTTAAAATTTTCTTATTGGATATTGAGGTTGATACTACTTTTGAATCCGGCTTTCCTACTCCTGAAAAAGCAGCAGTTCCCATTAATTTAATTACTGTGTATGATAGCATTAAAAAAATTACACACACTTGGGGATTAAAAAACGAATACTCTCCTTCTATAGAGGATTGCGTTTATTATAGATGCAAAGATGAGCAAGACTTAATTTTAAGATTTGTGGATTTTTGGAAGTTGGATTATCCAGATGTTGCGTCAGGCTGGAATTCTCAAGGGTTCGATTTTCCGTATATTATAAATCGTTTTAGAAAAGTTTTTGGGGAAGATTTTATCAATCAGTTATCTCCGACAGGCAATGTCAGAGGAAGAAAAGTCTTTACTGATATGGGCAAAGAAACAACCATATGGTCGATCCAAGGCATATCCCTTTTGGATTATATGGACTTGTACAAGACGTTTTCTCCAGGAGAAAAGGAATCATTTAGCTTGAATTATATTTCCGAATTAGAACTAGGCGAAGGAAAAATAGCACACAACGCTGTCAGTCTCGGAGAATTAGCACAAACGGATTGGAAGACATTTGTAGACTATAATATACAAGACGTTCACTTGCTTGTGAGATTGGAAGAAAAGCTTAAATTTTTGGAAATTGCTAGAATACTTTCTTATAAAGGATGTACAAATTTCGAGTCAGCTTTAGGTAAAGTAGCAATTGTAACAGGAGCTGTTGCGATACAAGCTTCAAAGCAAGGTTATGTCATTCCTACTTTTCCGAACAAAATTGATAGAGAGTCATACGAAGGAGGTTACGTAAGAGATCCAGAAAAAGGCTTGCAAAAAGCAATTGTAAGTTTTGACGTAAATTCTTTGTATCCAAATACAATTATTACGTTAAACATATCTCCTGAAACCAAACTAGGCAAAGTAATTGATCAAACAGACAAAGAAGTAGCACTAGTTTTGTTAAACGGAAAATCTCACACTCTTTCTATTGATAAATTTCACACCTTTTTGAAAACCGAAAAAGTAGCACTTTCAAAAGCTGGTGTTTTATATTCTCAAAAAACAAAAGGGGTAATTCCGAACCTTATTGATCAAATTTACAAAGAGCGAGTAAATACCAAAAACGAATTAACTTTACTTAAAAAATTAAAAAAGTCAGACAAGCAAACCTTGCTTAAAATAACTTATTTAGACACGCTTCAATATACTTTTAAAATTTTATTGAATTCAATTTACGGTACATTTGCGAACAAACATTCTTCGTTGATGGATATTGATAACGCAACATCAATTACGGTCACTGGCCAAAACGTGGCGAAAGCTGGAGCTGAAATTATTGATTGCTATCTAAAACAAAAATACAATATCGATAAGTCTTGCACCCTATATCAAGATACAGATTCGATTTATATTACAGTAAATCCATTTCTTGAAAAATTCCAAATTGATTTGCTTAACGGCAACGAAATTTCAGAAAAAGCCCACAAATTTGTTAACGAGCTTGACGAGATAGTAAATAAAGAAATTCTTGAGTGGGCAAAAAAAGAATTATTTTCTGTAGATCCTCGCTACGTTTTTAAAAGAGAAGTTATTTCAGACGTAGGTATTTTTCTTCAAAAGAAAAGATATATACTCCACGTTTTAGATGTCGAGGGTGTACCGACCGATAAATTTAAATATACAGGAGTAGAACTTGTTCGTTCTACGACTCCAAAAAAAGTTAAAAAATTAATTGAGGATATAACAAAAACAGCTTTGCTTACTCAATGTCGCAAAAAATCAAACGAGGTATATCAAAATTGCCACACATCATTTCAGGCACTAGACCCCAACGACATTGCAGCTAGAACTTCCATTAACAATTTAGAAAAATATGCAAATGGAGCATCTTTATACAAATTTAATAACGCTACTCCATCTCACGTAAAAGGGGCAATTGCGTACAATATTCTTATTAAAGAATTGAAACTAGACGATAAATTTGAAGCTATTCAAGCCGGTCAAAAAGTAAAAAAACTATATTGTGCTAAAAACAAATACGGATTGGATGCTATAACATACACCTCTATCTTACCGGAAGAATTTGGCATTAAGGTGGATTGGGATAAAATGTTTGCTAAGTTAGTGACTCAACCTATAGAAAGGTTATATCAAGCAATTGGTTGGTCTTTGCCAGAGATAGGGAAAGAAATACAAACTGATCTGTTTGATTTATTTGCGAAATAACATAAATTAATTTGTGAGTAAAAATACACATTTAGATGCACTAACTAGCCATGAATTGTATTACACTCTTATTTCGATTTCCCAAGAAGATTACTATTTACAGGAATTTTTAGAAACCAATTTGATGGAAGATTTGCTATACACGCTGGATGTATACGATATTATTTACATTGCTTCAGATGATCGAATTTTATTGACATCAAAAGGAGAAAAATTATTACAATATTTATATTTCGATGTTGAAATTGAAAAATCTAATGTTAAATTATATAAACTATGAACCAAACAAACAATAAACCACTAACGGTGTTTTTGGACACCATCGGCAGAACAATTATCGGTAAAGTCGTTGCAGAAACAGACGAAGCCGTTTCAATTGAAAATCCAGCAGTTGTGCATGTACAACCAAATCCACAAACAAACCAATTACAATTACAAATTCTACCTTTGTTCTTTAGAGAATTTCAAGCTGATCGGAACGAACCAACTGTTTGGAATTATCGCAAATCAAACATTACTCTTTCTGACGATGTTACGTTTGCAGTACAATTTATTTCTCAATACGAGCAAATGTTTCGTCAAGTAGAAGCCACTCCTCAAACTCAGCCAGAGCCTCAATTAGTTAAGCTTTTTGACGAAGAAGAGGAAGCGAAATAATTTAGTCTTGTATATTGTATATCATAATCCCACTCTTCGGAGTGGGATTTTTTTTTTAGTTGAAATTGAGTTTAATTGTCGTATGCTTTTTTAGATGAGTAATTCACTTAAAGATATTTTTGGCTCCGTTGACAAGCTTAATCCTGACGGAGGAATGATGGACGAAACTTCGATATCAACGCCTTCAGATTGGATCGATACAGGTTCTAAAGCACTAAATGCTATTATTTCAGGTTCCTTATATAAAGGAGTTCCTGTCGGAAGAATTACAGGTTTTGCTGGGCCATCAGGTGCAGGAAAAACGCTTATTATTAACAAAATTATGGCCAACGCTCAAAAGAAAGGCTATATTTCAGTTATTTGGGATTCAGAGGTCGCTGTTGATAAAGATAGCGCTAAAAATGTTGGTTTAGATTTAAAAAAGACAAAATACTACCCAGTCGAAACAATCGAGGAATGCAGAAACCAAATAAGTGCGTTTTTGGATAATGTTATTGCAGCAAATGACCCAAAGCTCAAATTTATCGTATCTATAGACTCTCTTGGAAACCTCGCGTCATCAAAAGAAATTGAGGATGCCCGTAAAGGTAAAGATGCAGCAGATGTAGGACAAAGAGCTAAAGCAACAAAGAGTATGATGAGATCAATTACTTACAAAGCTGCTAAAGCCGGAGTTCCGATTCTTTTTTCAAATCACATTTATGAAGGAATGGAAATGTTTCCAAGCTTGATTAAAAATCAAGCTGGAGGAAAAGGTCCAATTTATTTGGCCTCTGTGTTGGTACAACTTGCTATACGTAATGAAAAAATTTCCGAAAATCCAGATGAAAAATCAATTGCAATTTCTAACAACGTTTCCGGCGTAACCATGTCAGCAATGACAGTTAAAAATCGTATTGTGCCTCCCTTTCTTAAAACGGAGTTGTATTTGAATTTTAAAACAGGACTCGATGAAAATACAGGCCTGTTTGATATTGCTTTGGCTTTAGGTATTATTGAACAGTCTGGTAAGACATATCAATTTCAAGGAGAGAGTGTAGGATACCGAAAGAACCTTGAAAAGGATGTCGACTTTTGGAAGAAGGTGTGTCCAATTTTAGAACAAAAACTCCGAGAAGAATTATGTTATGGTTCAACTGATACATCCAATCAAGAAGATCAACTAGTTGATGATGACGAATAATAAAACTCAATCCAAATTAGATTTAGATTATTTTGAGTCAGTATTATTATATAATGCTTTAACTGATTCTGAATATTTAAGTTCCATTATATCATATACAGATCCTTCGTTTTTTGTAGACAAAAATATCGGCAAAGTAATTGATTGTATATCCCTTTTTTTTACAGAAAGAGGTACAGTACCGTCATTGACGGAAATAAAAGCAAGATTTGTCAGCGAAGAAGACAAAAAAGCGCTTGCTGAAATTAAAACTAAATTGAGTGGTTTGCAGGGACCGTTTAACAAAGAAGAACTAATTTCAAATACAGAAAAATTCTTAAAAGAACGATTGGTCTACAAGACAGTTTTAAACGTTGCAGAAAACTTTTCGAATCAAACATCAGCTTTAGATTCTATTTTGTTAGACTTCGAAAAGGCTTACAATATTTCTTTGAAGGAAAACTTAGGACATTGGTATTTCGAAGACATCGACAAGCACATTAAAGATCTAACCACCGTTTACAATCCACTTCCAACTAGTTGGAAGTTTTTTGATGAAAAGACCGAAGGCGGCCTTTTTCCTAAAACACTCACAGTTTTTGCTGGCCAAGTCAATGTAGGAAAATCTATAGTTTTAGGAAATTTAGCAACAAACATGCTTTTGGCTGACAAAAACGTACTTCTTATCTCCTTAGAGATGTCTGAGTTTATGTATTCAAAACGCATATCCACTCAATTAACGCAAATTCCACACAACGATTTAAAAACTTACACTGACGAACTCTCAGAACAAATATCTCATATTAAAAACCGAGTAAACAGCCGTCTAGTAATTAAAGAATATCCACCAAGAAGTGTTACCATACGTCATATTGATTCATTTATCACCAAACTTAAACATAAAGGATTTTGCCCTGATATAATAGTAGTCGATTATATTAATTTGATTCACCCGATAGCTAAAAACCTTAATTCTTACGAATCAATTAAAGAAATCGCAGAACATTTGAGAGGGTTGTCATTCAAATATAATTTGCCCATTGTAAGCGCAACACAACTTAATAGAGGTAGTTTCAATACATCTTCTCCTGGAATGGAAGGAATTGCTGAATCAATTGGGTTAGCGGCAACGTGCGATGTAATATGCTCATTGTGGCAAGAAGAGGAAGACCGAGAGTTAGGAATTATTAATATGGGTATGCAAAAAAATCGTTTCGGTCCCAATTTCGGTCATTCTGCTTTTAAGTGCAATTACAACACTCTAACACTAAAAGAAACATCTACTGATTATTTTGCCCAAGATGGGGACTCCACAGAAGATGTTGTAAACAATACCTCTACAGCATTAAATATGTTACAAGTTAACGCAAATGAATAATGAACAAACAATACAAGTTGTTACACATTCAGACTTAGATGGAGTAGTAAGTTATTTAGTTCTTTGTTGGTTGTATGGAAAAAAATTAAATGTTCTTCCAACCACTCCCGCAAAATTAGAACAAGATTATAACTCTTTAATTTCCTCAGGAAAAGTTTGGGATAAACTTTATTTTTTAGATCTTGATGTTTCCAAATTAGGAGAATCTATAGATAAACAAAATACAGTAATATTAGATCACCACAAAACAAACATATTTCCATTTAAGCATGCCTTGGTTAGAATATACAATGAAACCTCTTGTGCAAAATTAATATACGACACGTTTTTTAAAAACACCAATAAATCAGTATCAAGCGCTCAAAAAACATTAATAGCTTTAGCTGATGATTGGGATTCTTCTGCTAAACAAACTCCTTTATCAGAAGAATTAAACATAGTCTATCATTCTTTATCAAATAAATTTAATTCTTTTGTTGAAGATTATTACAATGGGTTTGTTCGTTTTGATAAATTTAAAACGAACGCAATTTTGTTGTACAAAAAACACTGCAGAGAATATTTAAACGAATTAAATCCTTTTATAGGAAATATTGATTTTGAAAACAACAAGAATGTTAAAGTTGGAGCAGTTTTTTGTAAAAAATTTGTACAAGAATCGTGTGATTGGTTATTTAAAAACCACGGAGTCGACGTTGCAATTGCAGTCATTATTGATCAAAAGAGAATTGCAGTAAGACGAAGTTCAAACAACAATACAATTGATGTATCAAAATTTGTTCAAAGAATTGCTTCTGGAGGCGGCCATGAAGCAGCAGCTGGAGGTAATTTAACAGAAGAATTTGTTGAGTTCACAAAAATGTTGAAACCTTTAAGTTAAACTCTAAGTAGATCAAAATGATAGACCAGTATTTTGATGATTTGGATACTTCTGAAGCTAACCCTCTCGATAAAATTCACTCAAAAGAATTTGCTGAAGGCCTTATGAAGGCTGGTTCATTTATTTCTATGCTGGAAAACAAAAGAATAAATGTTACAGGATTATTTGCCTTGCTCCTAGAAAAAAAAGATTACCAAGACTTTTTTGTTGAAATTACAGCTTCTGAAACTTTCAAACGCGCAATACTATCTTTGTTGTATTTTTATCCTTCTCTAGTAAAATCTAAAATTACAAAAGCAGTAATTCGAAAAGTAAATGCAAAATCTTCAGCTAACAGAATTCGAAAAATATCTCTACAACAAACATCTAGCGATATCAAGAATATCAAAAAATAAACCATTCCGCCCAAAAGGTGATTTTTCTGACGTTAAGGACACAGACAAACACAAATTTTTAAAACGGATTTCTATTTTTTTACAAAAACACCCAGATGTTGATCACGAAACTTATTTCGTTTCTCCTTATAAACTTTATCCTGACGTTTCTTATTTTGGGCTAGATTACTTTGCATCGATGAGAGCAATTAAATCCTACACTCTGTATAAGAAGCAGCAATTATTAGAAAATCCAGACAAACAAATTGATGATGTAAACAAGTCTTTGAGATTTATTGCTAATTTTTGTATACAAAACAAAATGCATTTTCACAGATACCCTTTTCATAAGACAGCTGACTTGTACACATGGATGCTGCACTATAAACAAAACAAAATAAACATTTATAGCTTATTCGAGTTTACTGACGTCCACTCGTCTTTGTCTGAAATTTCAGATGACACAAAAAGTTTTTTTGTGCATGATTTTATAACCCAATTTCACAACCTAAAAATGAAATACAATAACTCAAATCAAATTAAATCTTACGTAAAAGCGGCTTTTCCTGTACTATCAAATTTTGTACAAAAAACGCTTGCCAAATCAAAATAATCAACTAAAATTAAAACTGTATGAGCAATATCAATATTAAATCCATGTTCGATCAAATTAAACAATCACTCTCTTCCGATAAAAAAGATGGAGGAGGTAACGGTCTTTATAAAGAAATTCTTAAATTTACTGCAGGTAACACATATCAAGTTCGTTTGGTGCCTAATGCGAATTCTCCAAAAGAGACAATCTTCCATTATTACAATCACGGTTGGAATTCAAATGCTACAGGAAAATACGTGACAGCTCTATGTCCAACTACCTTTGGTGAAAGTTGTCCTATTGATGCTTACTATTTGAAAACATACCGTACAGGCACTCAATCTGAAAAGGATAATTCTCGAGTGTTGTCTCGGAAAGAAGGTTGGATGGTAAACGTATATGTTGTGTCTGATCCAGAAAATCCCGAAAATGAAGGTAAAGTAAAAATTCTTCGTTATGGCAAAGAGCTAGCTAAAATAATTGAATCTGCTCTTGAAGGAGACGATTCTCAAGAGTTCGGTGTAGAAAAGGTGTTCGACGTGACGAACGGTTCTAGCTTGAGGATCAAGGTTGAAAATCGTTCAGGAAAGGATCGAGGTGGCAAACAAATGATTACGTATGCAGCTTCGAAGTTTTTGTCTCCTTCTAAGCTCGATGTTACAGAGGAACAATTAGATTCAATTTATAATGCAGCTCACGACTTGAAAGCTGTAAATAAGCCTACTACTCCAGCCGAAATGCAACGATTGCTTGACGAGCACTTTTTTAACTTGACGACCGGTTCAGTTGAAGAAGAAACTAATGACGATGAATATTCTTCTATTCGTAATGAAGCACCGACTTCAACAAAGCGAACCGAAACTTCTATAGAAACTTCGTTTGAATCCAAAACTGATATTAATGAAACAGACGAAACTACAGACGAGGCTTTGAAAAAGCTTTTGGCTGATCTTTAATAACAAACATAGTTGAAACATTCACAAAAACACCTAAAATAAACACAAATAAAATATATGCCTAGAATCAAAACAAACGCGGACATCCCTGACATTCAAAACACAATTGACGGTTTTCCGAAACTTTATATTCCCAAAGTAGGGTCTCGTAACATTATCGTTCCAATGGAAATCGTTAAACGTGACGGGACGGTAAATCCAACAAAAGCTACTATCAGTTTGTATACCGATCTTACACCCGAAGTAAAAGGTACTAATATGAGTCGCTACAGGATCCTTGTCGAGGAAGCGATTGCTAACAAAACTCACAGAATTGATGAACTTATTTCGATTCTCCTTGACGAATGTAAAGATCGCCTAAAATCAGATAATGCATACATTAAGATTAAATTCGACTATTTCATGGTAAAAGAAGCTCCGGTTTCTAAAATTAAATCTCATATGTCTTACAAAGGAGCTTTTGAGGGTCGTCTGATTAACGGAGAAAAGCGTTATTATTTGAGTGCTAATGTTTTGTACGCTTCTCTATGCCCGTGTTCAAAGGAGATCAGCGATTACGGTGCACACAATCAACAATCATATGCTGACGTGACAGTAGAACTCAACAAAGAAAACTTACACAACGGAAATAAATTCTGGTTTGAGGAGCTCATTGAAGCTGTAGAAAAGAGCGCATCAGCTCCAATGGTAAATGCTCTTAAGCGAGTAGATGAAGCATATCAAACAGAACTCATGTATGAGAATCCCGTTTTTGTAGAAGACATGGTACGTCGAGTTGCTGAAAAACTTGAAGTTGATTTGGATAAACGAATTAATGATTACCTGGTTATAGTTAACCACTACGAAAGCATTCACGAAAGCGTTGCTGTAAGTGTTATTAACCCAGGGAGGGAACTTAGGTGATTACTGAAGATTCCTTAGCAACAGCCCAAA